TTCTGGTTGGCTCGCAGTGATCTAAGTCACCGTCCGTGATCTCTGATTCCAAGACAGCATTTGCCTTGACATTGAGTCTCACGATTTCGTTTTGGTTTTCACCGACCTTATCCGTACGATAAGACGTGATCACGAAGTCATAGCTACCCTCTGGTAAGGGCATCTGCTCTTGTACGTCATCTGGATTCATCGATAAAAAATCTGATATATCAGCCATTAGTTCCTCCTTTGTTTAGGTTAATTACGTTGTCGGCTGACAACTTTTTGCGTGCATTTTGTTGTATTGCACTGAACAATTTAGCAAGATCTAATTCAGTTGTCTGACCAATAAGACTTGGTGCAGTAACTTTTAGATCCATTCTGTGATCAGATACAGTACGTAATGTACGCTCGGTTCCTTTGCTAGAAGAACGTGTATCTATTCTGCATACACAGTTGAAGTATCTGCCTAGCTTTGTAGATAGTTTAGAACCTACGCTAGTTGGGTACGCTTTTGACACGCCCATGTCTCCTTCCATGTATTGCATATGCGTTGTAACAACCACGTTACAAGGCACTTCTGATCCCGTAATGTACTGCATGATATGTTGCACGTCACGAGCTGCCGTTCCCCATTCGGGTTGGGAAGCTTGATCAGTTGACTTCTTATTATTAAAGACAAGAGCCGCACGAAGTGCCGCCTCACCCATTAATGTTAAGCTGTCTATAACCAACACATCTTTGTTAGTCCATTTAGATACGGGGCCATACTCTTCATCTTCATCTTTCCAATTAGAAATTAAAGATGCACCCTTACGAAACGCCTCCGCTCTGCCCATAGGATCTTTCAACGAAACATATGAAACGTTGTTAACACCTGTGTCCGTTAAGAACTCGGGAAGAATGTCTAAGCCGTTGTCGAAATCTAAGATACGTAACTTGTATCCTGCGTTTGCAAGGGTGGCTAATGAAGCCGTCTTACCAGAGCCACTATCCCCTACTAGTAGTAGCTTGGTTACATCTACTGATGTATGATTTTTTATACTTGCCATATTTATCTCCTGTATATTGTAATATTAGCATAATTAAAATTTTTGTCAAGAAGTATTTTTACTAAACAAATTTTCTGCATGTATTATTTCTCCTTCACGTACGAGATCATCATGCAATGAGACTTCAAAGTCTTCATTTAAAATTGTGAGACGGTGGTCAGGTGACTCAGAACACATCTCTCTAAATTTACAACCACCATAGTTACCACATGAAGTAAAGTTAGCTGGATAGTATTGGTGTTCCCAATAGTTTTCCGATAGACCTAAGTTATATACTGTATCAGCATACCATTCATCAATAGATAAATTAGATACGTTAAACACAGCACGATTGAATCTGCAAAAGTGCACACCTGTCTGTACTGCATCAATAATAAAACCACGAACAGGTAAACTTAGTATGTGTCGTGCGGCCCATAGGTACGCATACACCTGGTTGTTTGGTTGGTAGTTTCTAAAATACATATCACTTAAAGATGCTTTGGTTGTCTTTGTATCACACAGATACAACCCACCTTCGAACTCTACAATCTTATCTATCCTACCAGAGAATCTTTTACCTGTCGTACCGAAGGGTACTTCAAATCTTTTCTCAAGACACGGCTCACCGTTAGGCATTGCCGCAATCTTTATGTTGTCATCCCAGTATTCTTCTACTCTCCAGACAATGGCACGCAGTGCGGCTTCTAATCCTCTTGCCTTATCTTCTGATGAAGATAGATCAGCTCCGTAATTCTTGAGTATAAACTCAATAGCCTCACGCATTGTGTCTTGTTTATTTTTATTATGGAATCTACCTCTATCGAGTATCTCATATGCGTCGTGCACTGCTGACCCAAAGCCCGTGACCATACCATAACTTTTTAATTTATACCCACGTAAGTTTGTCAGATTGTATAGACGGGGGCACGCCAAGAAAGTTGAAAGACTTGACGTATCCCATACTACTTGTTTAGGTTTGTCATCTACATAGATATACTTTGGAACTCTATCTGGTTTAGACATCTTTGATTAGCACATCTAGTATGCTACCTTCTGTCACAGGTTTAGCTTTAGTCCTTGCTGATTTGCCTGATATTCTTTTACCAGATTTCTCTGCGGCTCTGATATTCTCACGAGTCCTTTGCAAATACTCTATGATTTTATCAATGTCTTGTTGATTATCTGCAAGTTCCATTGGATCTTTTTCTAATAGTTCTGTTGGTATTTCTAACTCTTCACTCATTCTGGGTCTGTTCCTTCATACATAGGTATCGTATCCATTTGTGGTTCGTCAAATCCTTCTGTATCAAAGGGTTCAACGGACATAATCTTTGCGTCTGGTATTGTAACCAAACCCATAGTTAATTTATTAGATACATATTTACGAGTAGTCTTATCAAACTTCATGTTTGATTCCATGACTAGTTTCGCCGCGTCTTCTTTAGTTCTAGCTTCTACTGCCCAGTGCTGTGTGAACATGTGACTAGTTGTAACATCATACTTCATCTTGTCTCCTTTTAAAAATTAGGTTCTTGTTCTACACCCTCATCGTGTAGTCTTTTGTATCGAAGGTAGACAGCTTTGGCTTCGTGATATGCTCGCCATCTACCTTCAAATTCTGCGTCGTACATTTTATCTGCCCAATACTTTAGTTGTGTGGGCACATGTTCAATGTATGGTCTTTCCTGTAATGTTTGCATTGTATAACCAATCCTCCAGTGCGTTTGGTTCGTGACCTTCTTCTCTCATAGAAGCTAAGTCTTTCTCAATCAAATGTCCTATTGAAGTTGCATTCTGTACACACACAGATAACATATGCAACGCAGGTAAACTACCTGCTGATGTTAGTATCATTCGCATACCCATTTCAATCAGTGCTGATTCTACTAAAGCCATAGGATATTTCATACACAAATCTGCAATAGGTTTCTTTAAATCTTCTAAACAATCAACAAACATTTTTTGTTGTATCTTATTAAGTTCATTGCTCATAGTTTGTTTCCTTCCTCATCTGTCATTTCAAATGATTTTGTTTCTAATGAAGATGTAATTGTAACACATTCATTTTGTATGTCAAATACTAAATGGTCATACCTCACTTCATCTACACCATCTTTACTTTTCATCTGCGTACGATATGCTTTGACATACCTATACAATCTCATCTTCAAAGCAAATGGTTTGTCATGTCGTAGATATATACAAGGCTCATCGCTCTCGCTATTATCTAGGTGATCGACGGCTTTTTCCAATACGTTCGATAAATCTGTCGAGTGCAATAGGTTGTACGTCTTCGGATTGTACGCCATACTCCTCCTGTATATGTTCATAGTCATTGTAATCTAAACTTAAATCATCGTTGTGTCTAGACCTATCTTCAAGGTTAACTGTGTATCCATCTAATACAAAGTCACCATCTTCTAGTATTTCATCTTCGTCTTCTATCTTTTTCTTGTATGGTTCTGCCATATTCTAACTCCTATCATTGCATAAAATACAATCATTAAAAACACGAACGGATTTCGCATCTTTTCTTCTGTAATAAAACCTACAATAGAGATTAATGGAAAGGCTGTCAAGCCTAACATAAACAATATGTAAGCCGCATAATCTATAATCATACTGACCACTCCTTGATGTTATTTACTGCATCTATTTCTTTGACTGGCATAAGCCTATGGTTGTTGCCCGGAAACATGAAGACTAACACAGAGCCGACTTCATATTCCTTTGTTGTTTCGTTCATCACATCTATTTGAAAAGGATAGTATGATGAGCCACTCTCAATGGCATTTACTCTATCCATAGTTTCTGGTGTGACTGACCACACCTCACCTCTTATTTTAAATCCCTTCTCTCTTGCTACAAGAATAGGAAAACTTCTTGCGTAACTAAACAAATCATACTTGTCATCAGCTGACACATATGTGCCAACATACTCAGATGAATTGCCCAGTACACTATGAAGTCTGCCCCCTTTCTTCAATGTACCATAGACGAATAGATTAGTTCTCCAACTATAATCATTCGACATTAAATTGTCCTTTCAATACTAATTTTTTTGTAATGCAGTTGTTAGGAATAACTACACCCCCACCACCACATTGACTTTCTTCATCAAAAGATGACACAAGAATGGTACTATCCTTATCTTCTTTGATAAGGTATCCGACACTTGTGACAGGTCTGAGCTTTTGTTCTTGTAATTCTTTGAGGTCTTGCCATGTGTTATCGTCCGACATAGCGTCAAGCCAATCAACTAATACAATTTGTAGTTCATCTTTCTTCATCATCTAAATAGTCCTCCTCCACATTGTCGACAAAGCTATCCATCATGTTGTATACTTCTTCTGCATATATTTCTGCAGCAGTTCGAATACCCGCAGGATGTCTTCGTGTTATGGTAGATACAATGTTCATACCTCTCTTTATCTTTCTACCAGAACTTATTATCTTATCCCAATACTCTTTGTCATAATCAATAAGCACTCGTCTACCTACCTTTCTCATACGAACATTAATAAAATCATCTCCATTAGCTTTGTTTGTAATATTTATACTATTAATAAATTGATTCCATCTACGAGTATCGTCTCTGGCATAGTTAGAATGTCTGCGACGAAAGTAAATAGGTGTCTTTGTTCTGTTAACTGTATGAATTAAATCATTCACATCTGTCATGTCTTCTTCATTCCAAATGTATTCGTTACCATCTTCATCTTGCTCATGCTGTGGATGTATGTATCGCACTTGTTGAGCATTCTCAGGTATATATTTTCCGATAATCATTTTAAATAGATGATGAGGAGAATACCAGTAAGACTAAGAATAAGATAAAGAATTGAGTTGTCAACCATTTCATCTGCCCTCCTTCACAAAGGTGTAAGTTCCTAATGCAACAAAGCCACATGCCATGCCACATATAAAAGTTAATAATGTAATTATAATCATATCATACTCCTTAAATTTGTCAATAGAAAAAACACCGATAGAACACCGAAAGAACTCGATAGGTCAACATATGTGGGGTAGGGGGTATGCGAATCCCTTACTAACAATTTAAAATTTATTATTATTTTTATTATAATATTAAACTCAACTGCCCCCTTATCGTTATACATAGTACCCTCGTGTTCTGTCGGTGTCGTTTCGGTGTTATGCTACCATCTCATATGGTCTGTAATTATTTTGGTTAATGTAACAAGCAAACCTTGAGTAATCATCCCTTAAATCATCGTGAAGTTCAGTACGTCTGTGCATCGATAGTGCAATAGCTTTTGCTGGTATCCTCATTTGATATCCCAATGACTTCAGATGCTGTCTTGATGCAGTTGCATGACCTCTTTGAAAGTTACCAATCCAACCATCTACAGTATACTTACGAGCATAAGTAGAAGTCAATCGTTTCTCTCCTATGCGACTCCATTCTCCAACTAACCTCAATCTTCTCACCATATTAGGTAATGACTCTTGCAAACTAGAATTATGTTTTAGTTTGATAAGGCTTTGAGGATATACTTTTTGATGTGGCTCGTATAGATTATCGTATTCTTCTTTACGTATACGAGTTCCCATATAGACAATGTACTGTATGTTATCTAGATGTATTCTCTGATTACTATTAAGCCAACAAATAGAGGTCGATGATTCGCCACTAGGCACATACCCATAGCTTACATTTTTTAGATGTATGTTATTAGGTAGTCCTGCTTTGCTAGGGTTTGCCCACACTCGTTGATATTGTCCTTTGGTATTTGTTCTTGAGCCTAGAACTTTTGTTTTACCAAATTCTTTTTTACGATTAGATAAAGAGATTGCAAAAGTAATAGATTCATTCCACCAATATGAAACATTAGGTTTAAAATATCTGTTACTCATGCTCTGTTCCCCACAATTTCTTCACTTAACAAGACACCTACACCAACAGGATTGTCCTCGCATAAGTCTATGATATCGTCTTTATCCATTTGATAAAGGTCTTCCATCTTCAATGTCTTACCATTCCACATGGTTTCATCTGCGTCTTGCTTTGGCAAAGGTAAGTCAAGTTGTTTATCTTGAACTGAAATACCATTTGCATGTGGTGTAGTTGATGTAGTAATGCCATTACGATACTGTCCATAGTGTCTAGTTGTTATGCCACCATAACTTCCATACCAGTCATCATCTTCGTAGCACCATTTGTTATCAGATACATCTTTGATTGTATCGGTTACTTCATCATAGTATTTGTCTCGTTTACCATATGATGTTGGCTGTATAGAATAAGTGTTGGATAACCAACCTACATTGTCCATGTCAGTACCCTCACCACGATTGAAGATAACAAACTCTTTGGTCTTGCCATCAAGAAACAACAGCTTGTCAGTACCGATTAAGTCCTCAATCATTTCTTGCCACTCTGCATTGTGTAACAACTTTGGATTAGCTGATAGCTGTGGTCGTAATACCCACTTAACAAATTGATGAGTGTCAGATTTGTTGCTGTCAATCATAGGTGTTGGAAGTTGTGGGCCATTGTGCATTACCCAC